ACTCGACCACCCTCTCGTTTCATCTGAGCCAACTGAAGCATGCCGGCCTGGTGACGTTCCGCCGCGAGGGGCGATCCTTTGATCTACACCGCCAACTGTGCGGCGATGAACGGGCTGATGGCCTATCTCACAGAGAACTGCTGCGGCGGCGATACCAGCGACTGCGCGGTCGGCACAGCGGTCTGCGACCCGGGCGACCGGTGTCGGGAAAGCGTAGATTTCAAGTAGAAAACCGTCCGGCATCACAATTCCAAAGCGCCGAAAACAGCCCTGACAGGGGGGCAGAATTGTTCCCATTGCCTGACGCGACATGCCGGGCCACTGTGTTATCTCCAACCTGCAGCGAATCCCCTTCCGCTTTCTGAAACGTGAATAGGTGAACCGGGCCGGGCGTATTGCTCCGGTCGAGGCATTCGGCGGTTGCCTCGATGGTGTTGCCCGGCCCGGCATGCACACGGCAGTCCATATCTACAGATCAGAAATCCGTCTCGACGTAGACCCCCTCACAATCGTAGGCGACGGCGACGGCGGTAGCGCCGGTGTTGAGGAAGAGGCGCGGCGACAGGAACTGCGTGGCGGCTGGCAGGTCGGCGGTGATTTCCTGCTCGAAGACCGCGCGGGAGGCCTCGTCTACCACCCGCACCCAGACGGAACTGCCGTTTGGCGGCGCGGCGATGAACAGGGTCACCACGCCGCCGGTGGCGATGGCGAACGACGCGTCCATGTCGGTCAGGGTCGGTGCGCCGGTCCCATCGTTGGCCACTAACTGCCAGCGGGTGTGCGTCGTAGACCAACGCCCGCAGACCAGAAGGCCTGCGCCGCATAGGTCTCGTCGCCGACAGGGCGGCTGGAGGGGGCAATGCGCCAGTTCCGCGGAATGCCGAGATCGACCTCTGCGATCAGCAGCGATGCGAGGCTATCGTCGAGCACGTGGACGCGGGCGCCAGCAGGTGCCAGGTCAGTCGATACAGGCCGGAGGCCAGCAGCTTGGCCGCGCCCGCCGACACGATCTCCCATACGCCGAGCGCGCGCTCGATAGTCAGCGCGTTCGCGCCGCTGAACAGCGTCATGGTCGTCATGCTTTCCTGCGTGCCGGTGAGCAGATCGACCACTAACGCACTGCCAATGCGAAGCCGCGGCGCAGAAAGGGTTCCTGAGGCTAGGCCTGCCGAGTAGCAGTCTCTGACGCGATGCACCCCTGCCCTGTTCCAGGCAGGTACGCCGCCAACCATCGCCCTGCCGCCATCCGTCGCTGCACATGCATACGGTATATCTCTGGTGACGGCGGCTGCTTCCGGCGATGCCGCGCATTGTTGCAGAAAAGGCAAGCGGCAACAATGTTCTCGGCGGTATTCGCGCCGCCCTCCGAGCGCGGCAGCAGGTGCTCGGCGGTGCATTGCAAGGCCCTCGGTCGCCTGCCTTTTCGACCGGCGGACAGCAGGGAGTAACCATTGTCTGCATCCCACATCGGCAGTCCGCAGTAGTAGCAGCGGCCCTCCTGTGCGAGCATTTTCCGATGACGGATCTTCTTCAGTGCTTTCATGGCACGCATACTCCATTCGACTTCGTGAGAAGCGAATGCGCAGTGCCCCAGTGGGTCGCACTCCCCCCGGCGGGAAGCTCTCTGCTCGCGCGAGGCCCGATGCTTCGTGGCTTCGCAGTCCGGGTAACGAAACCTGCCGCTTGACTGCAGCAGACTTGATCGGCCTTCGGCTCTCTCAATGCGATCAATGATCGCCCTCGCTGTGGAAAGAGTAGTAAAGGACCTGCCCTGCGTCAACACAGCCGGTCGGGCAACGGCAGTGGCACCTCACCCCACGCCCCTCTCCAGCAGCGCCTTCACATTCCCCACACCCCACCTCCCACCGCGCCGGGTCCGGATCCCGCGCGCGGTCAGCTCGGCGGCGATGGCGCGGAGCGATAGATGGCCAGCGGCGCGGATGTCGGTGAGGACGGGGGCGAGGTCCTGCGCGAAGCGGTCGGCATTGGCGGTGACGGTCGCGCGCAGGGCTGTGCCTCCCCTTCCCGCCCGCCTGAGCGCCGCGGCGCCGTTCGGATTGCCGAGCTTCACCCCGCGGGCCTTGGCGACGGCAAGCGCTTCCTTCGTGCGCCGCGAGATCGCTTTACGCTCGGCCTCGGCCACCAGCGCCATCACGCCTACGGTCAGGTCATTGGCCTCCGGCATGTCGCAGGCGACAAACCGCACCCCGCTGTCCCGCAGGGCCAGAAGAAAGGCCGCGTTCCGGCTCAGCCGGTCCAGCTTGGCGATCACGAGGGTCGCCCCGGTGACCTTGGCATGGTGCAGCGCCTTCAGGAGTTCCGGCCGGTCCGCCTTGCGGCCACTTTCAACCTCGGTGAACCGGGCCAGGACCTCAGCGCCGCGCGCGGCCGCGAAGTCCCCGATCACCCTGCGCTGTGCCTCCAGCCCCAGCCCCGACTGTCCCTGCCGCGCGGTCGAGACCCGCTCGTAAGCCACCAGACGCATCGCATCCCCCTCCGTACAGACCTGCCTGACGTTCCCAGCACTGGTTTAGAAAGGGGTGATTCAGAATGAAGGTCGTGACGTACTGCCGGGTTTCGACGGACAAGCAGGGCCGGTCCGGTCTCGGGCTGGAAGCCCAGAAGGCAGCAATCGCCGCTTACGCGGCCCAGCACAAAGCCACCATCGCGGGCGAGTTTGTCGAAGTGGAGTCGGGCCGGGTGAATGACCGCCCGCAACTGCAAGCCGCCCTCAAGCTGGCCCGCGTGACCGGCGCTAAGCTGGTGATTGCCAAGCTGGACCGTCTGTCCCGTGATGCCGCATTTCTCTTGAATTTACAGTCGTTTAAGGTGGACTTCGTGGCCTGCGACATGCCGGAAGCCAATGAGCTGACCGTGGGCTTGATGGCGGTCATTGCACAAGCCGAGTCGAAGATGATCGGGGCGAGAACGCGCGCAGCTATGGCAGCCGCTAAGGCCCGTGGGCAGGTCTTCGGTAACCCCAACGGGGCAGAAGCCCTGCGCCGCGCAGGCAAGGGGAATGGCGCGTCCTGTGAGGCACAACGCACCGCCGCGCTGACGCGCGCGCACGACCTCGCAGACGTGCTGGAAGACGTGGAAAAACAGGGTCACACCACGCTTGCAGCTATCGCGGCTGAGCTGAATCGGCGCGGGATCAAGACGGCGCGCGGGGGTATGTGGCACGCTTCCAGCGTTGCGAATGTGCGGCGCAGGCTGGTGGCCTAGGCCCGCGTTAGCGGCAAACTGCCAAACCTCACATTGTCGTCACTGCCGCGACAGTCGGACCCCGAATTGTCCCCAGATTTAGTGCCGGGGGACCCAAGACTAGGGTACCTATAGGGGCCACTTGGCCCGGCAGTACCTGTGGGCAGTTGCAATAGCAACTTTTCAGTTTCCAAACAGGCGACAATGTCAGGTTTATGACTCCGGCGTTGTACCCCTGTTGACGCGTACAACTTCGGCCTGAAAACTGCGCCCCAAGACTACACAACTCCCCTAAATCGTTACACAAAAACTGAACCGTTCGGGGCCAGTTGCTAGGTGGTGTGCCGGTCCTGTGGTATCATTTTCGTGTCGAGTGGAGAGCTGCGCGGGCGGGCGGTTCTGGGTCTTTCACCCGCCCGCGCCTTTTCTCCCTGACCCCGACAAACTCCCCTCCCTAACCCGCGCCTGTGCTGCCCAGCACGCCCCCGACAGGCCCAAAGCGCGAAAGCTCTTCCCACATGACCGAACAGATTCACACTCTCGCCCTCAAGATCGACGCCGCACAGGCGGAAGCCGGTTCCAAGCGTTTCACCGCCGCCTTGTCCGCCGTCAAGAAAGCCGTCTCGGACCTTGACCGCGCAGCCGATGGCACTTTCGCCAAGCTGGCAAACCACCGCCCCGAATTTGACGTCACGCCCCTGCGCGCCGCCACGACTGAGGCGAACCGCCTGTCCACCGCCCTGACGGGCGCGGGCGGCGCTTCCGACCGCGCCGCCGCCACCATCCAGCGCACCGCGCTTGCGTCCGCGTCTGCCGTCCGCATGGCAGAACAGGCGACCCAGCGCCTTGCCCTTCGCATGGGTGACCTTGGCGATACGCAGGGCGTGGCGTCCTTGAATGCTGCCCTCGCGCAGATGAAAACCCAGCTTGTGGACGCGACGTCCACCTTGGACGTACGGCGCGCCAAGAGCCAGTTTGACGACCTGCGGTCCGGTCTCTTGCAGGCCACCGTCGCGGCAGAGTACGCGCAGGGCGAACAGGCGCAGCTTGCCCGCGAACTGGAACAGACGGGCCGGGCAGCTCAGCAACAGGCCGAAGCCCTGTCCCGCCTGCGCGCAGCTCATGACCCCCTGTTCGCCGCAAGTCAGCGGTATTCTACGGCCCTGAGCGAGATCGACTCCCTTGTCGCGGCTAACATGGTCAGCGAAGCGCAGGCAGCCGCAATGCGGGAACGCGCCGCCGCGACCTATCTTGCCATGGGCAGCGCGGCTGACACCTTCGCCGGGCAGGCCCACAACGGCGCAATGGCTGCCCAGCAAGTCGGATTCCAGCTCAATGACATTGGCGTCATGCTCGCCGGGGGAATGTCCCCCCTGTCTATCGCCGTGACGCAGGGCACGCAGCTTGCCCAGACGTTTCAGGGTCTCAAGGGTAGCACGTCCATTCTGTCGACGCTGGCAGGCGGTTTCGCCGCTATGTTCTCGCCCGTGTCCCTTGTCACCATTGGCGTGATCGCGCTGGGGGCTGCCATTGTGCAGTGGATGACCAGTGGCAGCGACTCCACGAAGGACTTTGCCACGGCGCTGGGGGACGCGGATTCCGCTATCTCTTCCATGCGGCAGGCCACCGATACCCTTGCCGGGGCCACCCTTGGCAGCCTTGCCGAAGGGTACGGGCGGGTAAACGCGGAACTGCAAACGCACCTTGAAAAACTTCAGGAAATCGCCCGGATCGAAGCCACCCGCGCCACGGCTGACGCCTTCGCCGCCGTGGGCAGTGAGTATCTTGGCGGATGGCTGACCACGGACGTGGACGATATGCGCATTGCATTCGAGACCACGAACGACCAAGCCCGCGTGCTTCTGCGTATGCTTGACCAGATCAAGGCCGCGCGGACCTTTGAAGAGCAATTCGCCGCCGTCCAGAAGATGCGCACCGAAGTTGAAAGTGTGACCGGCGGACTCAAGAACGCAGAAGGCGGCGCGCTGGCCTTCCTCATGCAGCTTATCAAGGCCGAAGACGCAGGCCTTCGCCTCAAGGCTGCCACCGATGGCACCGCAGGCGCGGCAGATAACGCGTCCGGGGCAGCATCGGGACTCGCGTACACCATCGGCACGGCGGCAGACGAAGCCGCCCGCCTTCTCATGAACCTGAATTCGGTTCCTTCCGCCCTTGCCACCATGGGCAAGAGCGTAGAAGGCCAGATCGCCAGTATCCGCGCGCAGAACCGCGCCCTGAGCATTGAACTGTCCGAAGGCCTGTCTTCTGCCGCCGCTAACCGGCGGGTGCAGCTTGAAACGATGATCAGCACGGCGGGCGAACGCGGGCAGCGGATCACCCCGGACGCTATCGCCGCCGAATGGGTCAAGATCAATGAACTTGACGCAGCCGCGAAGGAAACCGAACGCCTGCGCAATCAGATCACCGAGAAAAACCGCCCGGCCCGGTCCGCCGGGGGTGGCGGTGGACGCGGTGGCGGGGGCGGCAGCCGCGTTGCCGAACTCACCGAAGAACAGAAGGCCACCGAAGAGCTTAACACCACCCTGACCGAACGCCTGACCAGTCTTGAACAGGAACGGCTTGTCCTTGAGTTGGTGGCGTCCGGGCAGTTTCAGACGGCAGAGGCGGCGCAGCTCTTCGCAGAAGCCATGACCGCCGGGGGCGGCGCAGTGGACGCGCAGACCGCCGCCATGATTCAGCAAATCGACGCAGCCGCGAAGCTGAATGAAGAACTCAAGAAGCTCGCGACCGACCCCGTGAAGGACTGGATGGATTCCGTTCCCAACTGGATTGAGGCGGGCAAGCAGATCGAAATGGGCGCAATCAACAGCCTGCGTGACTCCATTTCCGAGATGATCAAGACCGGGAAGCTGGACTTCGAAAGCCTTGGCGAAGCCATTCTGGGGGTCTTCGCGGACGTTGTGTCCGACAAAGCCGTCAAGGAATTGCTCACCCTCTTCGGACGCGGGGAAACCGGTTCGGGCGGGTGGCTTGGCGGTCTGTTTGGTGACCTGTTCGCATCGCAGGGCGACTCTGACGTCGCGGGCATGGTGAACGGCGGCACGCAGGCGGGCGCGGTCATCGGAAATAGCATGATTCAGGCCGGGCAGGTAGTTTCGCAGCAACTTGCCGCCGCGATGACTCAGGGCGGTATGCAGGCTGGGGCGTCCGCGCAGTCTGGCCTTGCGGCGGGCAGCGTAAACGTCCGCACGGCTGCCCAGACGGGCCTTGCAGTCGGTTCCACGAACATTCGCACCGCCGCCACCTCTAGCGCCCCTGTACTCGCGCAGGGCGTTGTCAGCGGGGCACAGCAAGGCGCGCCTATCCTTGGTCAGGGCGTAGCCATGGCCGCAGCCGGTGGCGGGGGTGGCTTCCTGTCCAGCATCGGCGGAGTCGGCGGTCTTCTGTCCATGGCCTTGGGGGCGTTCTCGGAAGGTGGCCTGTCCACCTCGCCCGTGGGTTTCGCGTCCATGCCCGCTTCTGCATTCCGGCACGCGCCGCACTTCGCGCAGGGCACCGCGAACACCTCTGGGATTCCGGCAGTTTTGCATCCTAACGAGGCGGTCATTCCCCTGTCGCGCGGGCGGAAGATTCCTGTGGAAATGGGCGAGACGGCAGGCGGAACGAATATCAACGCGCCCCAGTACATCACGATCAACACCCCTGACGCGGACAGCTTCCGGCGGTCTCAGAAACAGATTGCCGCCGATATGGCCCGCGCCGGGCAGCGGGCAGTTTCGCAGAACGGATAAGGAGTCCAGCCATGACCTACGTATATGCCGGGGCACCCAACCCGCGCGGCATGTTCAACACCCCCGAGATTGAGGCCAAGGCGGACCGGCTGCGTGACCTCTTCGAGTCGAAGGTCCCTGTGACCGCGTCCGGTGACGGCTTGAGCTTCACGGCGCATGGGAAGCGCCCGCCCACCGCTGACGCGGGCGAAGACGAAGACCACGACACCTAGTCGACTAAGCAGGGAGGGGCCAAGTTGGCCCCTTTTTCTTGTCGGTTGCCTGCCGATGGCCCCGCGTTAGCGGGCCGGTTTGGGTAACATTTTGGGTGGCTTTGGGTAACAAAAGGCCCCCGTGAGGGGGCCTAAGTCCTTGATTTCTCAAGATTGAATAATGGTGGGCGATAACGGATTTGAACCGCTGACATCTTCGATGTGAACGAAGCGCTCTACCGCTGAGCTAATCGCCCGATGCGGGGGTGTTTAACCTCACTCCCCAGCCGCTGCAACCCCCTCTGACA